TTTTCTAGGATGCATGCTCTTTAGAAGAGACAATAGTTAGTCTTAAGGACTAGAGAAAGGGTGAAAGCGATATGTTAACAGTACCGAAATATGTTACTGCAACAGAAATCAAGATGACTCCTGAAGCTAGGAGTCGATACTTAAGAGCGCATAGCTCTCAAGGACCCATTGTGTTAACAGAACTTCGAAATCTTCTTATCAAGGCGGGAGCGCCAAGAGAGTGTTTTGAGGAACTGGTACCTCGTAGTGTCTATAAGATGGGGATGTTGGATGCACCGTTATCCAAGCTGTTCGCTGAAAAGAGAATGGATTCTATCGATATTGACGCTTACAAGAGAGCGTTAGATAGGGTTTCCCAATTATTCAGTTTCAAAACGAAGGTCAAACTTATGTCCTTCGACTCCGTACTGCGAAGAATGGATTTAACAAAGAACGCCGGCTTTCCAACTTTTCGAAAGAAGAGGGATGTAATTGAGGAAAGTCTGGCTGCCGCAGAGTTATGTTGGAAAGGCAAGGCGCCCGGACCGACTGCGGTGTTCTACAGAGGTCGGAACTTAGAGACAGCTCGGCCTGTTGAAGGTTCCCCGTTTGAATGGCATCTCGTTGAGGGTAGATTTTTCTATTCTCTGCAAGATGGATTACTCAGTTTCAATAACCCTTATTACGTCGGCAGAACTAAAACCGAGTTGGCTCAGGCCATCAATTGGATTAGCTACCGTGCTGACTGGATACTTGCCATGGATTACTCTGGGTTTGATGGAACCCTGAGCTGTAAATTGATTGGTGATTCTTTCAATATACTGCGTCGTAATTTACATTTAGATAAAGCTGAGCAAGTTGTTTTTGATCGTGTAGCCACGGTCTTCGCAACTGGCGATGTTTTATGTCCAGATGGACTAGTATACAAGGGTCGTAGGGGAGCTGTCCCCAGTGGTAGCATGTTCACTCAGATTATTGATACGATCTCGAACGCCATAATTGTTGAGTATTGCGCTCAACGATTAGGTCTTTCCGTCATCAGGTATTACTTGGTTGGCGACGACAGTGTGATTGGCCTTAGGGGTACCAGGCCCAACCTGAACGATATTGCCAGGGTTGCTCAAGAACTTAACATTGTAGTTAATGTTAAGAAGACTAAGATCTCCAAGGACACAGAAGGAATAACATTCTTAGGTCATACTACTCACGGGGTAGCCATGCGTGACGTGGCTGAGACTTACCGACGGATTGTAACACCAGAGCGCTGGGACAGTGCTTTTCAATCTGCGGATATTCTTGTAAGATATAGACGCTACGCTGAGATGATCAGGGGCCATATGCTCGATAACCTGAGAGCGTGGGATCCTCTATTGCGAGTTTTAGAGGTTCTTGAAGGGGTTAGAGATACTGTCCGAGTTACTGGAACCATGCAGGCATATATGCCAGCGTATCAAACGAAGAAGCCTTTAGAAGCTATGATGGAGAAAGCACGGTGGAATAAAGCCTTTGCGAACGAACTATCCAAGCCCTCGACTGGAGCGTACGTTAATGGCGTCGTGATGATGTTGT